GGTGTTTGTGCAGTATTTGACACAAAGAATAACAACAACCGTATCTACGAAAAAGCAGAGTATCTTCCTCACCTAGAATACCTAAACGAGAAAATCGAAAGAGGTCAATTATTTGGTGAGCTAGACCACCCTCAAAATTTTGACGTTTCACTTAAAAACGTTTCTCACGTAGTTGAGAAATTATGGTACGATCAAAATTCTAATAACGTAAAAATTAAAGTACGTCTGCTTAACACTCCCGCTGGCCAGATTGCAAAAACTCTAGTTGAGTCAGGCTGTACAATTTCAACTTCTTCAAGAGCCGCTGGTCAGGTAATGAATGAAGGTAAAGTAAAAATCCAAAGAATATTCACATACGATCTAGTAGCTGAACCTGGTTTCAGTGAAGCTGTTCTTAGAAGATCTGTTAACGAGAGCTTCCAAAGCAATTACTCTATGCTTTTCGAATCTTTGGAAAATATTAAATCTACGTCAATTGTAAATAAATTGGTTGATATTTCTGAAAGCTTAAACCTCGAGGAATCAATCAAAGTTTATAAGATAAATAATGAAGAGATAGTACAAACTATGGAAAATAATAACAAACACATGACTAATGAGTTTGTAACGAAAGAAGCGTTCAACCAATACTCTGAACTTGTTAAAGGCAAGTTTGACGCACTTAAAGAAAGTGTAGATAAAATGGTTGATAACTTCGCAGTTACCGAAGACGACCAACCTGCTGATGCTCCAGTGGTTGAAGATCCAAATGCTGAACAAGATGAAGAACAAACACCTGCAACTAATGAACAATTAGTTGAGTATGTTAACTATCTTTCAAGCGAGCTTAGCAAAGTAATTGAATATAACAATTACCTTTCTGGAATGATGAACAAATCAATTAATTATTCTGAGCATGTTGCTGAGAAAGTTAATAAAGTAATTGATTATTCTGATTATCTTGCAGAAAAAGTTGAACAAGGTATCGGTTATGCTGAATACGTTGGAGAAAACCTAAATAATGCAATTGATTACTCTGAGCATATTGCTGAAAACGTAAACAAAAATATTAAATACACAGAATACTTAGCAGAAAACCTTGATAAAGGAATTCAATATTCTGAGTATGTTGCTGAAAAATCAGAACAAGGTATCAGATACACTGAATACGTTGCTGAAAACTTAAAGCACTCTATTGGTTACGCTAACTATCTTGCTGAAAACCTTGAAAGAGGAATTAAATATTCTGAGTATATTGCAACTGAATTAAATGAAGGTAAAGTAGGTCTTTCTACTAAAACTGCCTCTGCATTTAGCCAAATCGAAAAATTAGATGAGTCTGTAAACTATCAAGTTTCTGAAGGTTCTAATGTTTCTGATATTGTAAGTTCAGTTAACTCAATTGTTAAGCATATCAAAGATAACTCTGCTAAATCTGTATTAGAAAGCAGATATCCATTCTTAAAACTTCTTAACGAAGATAATAAATCAAGATTCTTTAATTTAGATCAAACTCAAAAAACTGCTATTATTGAAGCTCTTTCAGGTGCAGTTTACTTCAAAGAAGAAGACGTTATCCAAATCATTGAATCAGTTCTTAACAAACAACAAGAAAATACTCCAAACTTAATTAAGTTCATGCCTGCTAAATTCAAAGAAGTTTTTGAAAGCATGACTCCTGCAGAAAAGAGCCGTTTAGAAGCTCAAGCTTCTTTAACTGTTCTTAACACTCCTTACCAAGTTAAAAACTTCTGGGAGAGCAGAGATTTAAGAGGAGTTAATGAAAGAATTTATTTCGAAAAACAAAATAAAACAGCGCAACACATCAACGAAAGCCAAGGTAGAGAAGGTTTTATCTCGATTGAGAAAGTTGCGGAACATCAAAGAGGTTATGGTAATGCATACCTCGACGCTCTAAAAAGAAGAGCAAACAACTAAAAAATTTTTAAAACAAAATGTCTACAAAAGTATTTAAAAGACTAAACGATGCCTCTGTTAAGTCAACTTGGGCTCCAGTTTTAGAAAGCTATGGTGTAAACGCAGATTCACGTCCTTGGTTAGTAGATTATTGCCACTATCACGCAATGTTCGAAAACGCAGGTGCAATCAACGAATCAGCTGTTGCTCCAGGTTTATTCTATCAACAACCAGGTTCTATCAGTGGAATCGGTAACCCATTAGCTCCAACAACTGGTGCAAATGGTTCAGGTGATAAATTCCCAAGTTTATTGCCAGTTGCTATTCAAGTAGCAGCAAAAACTATTGGTTTTGACCTAGTTGGTGTAGTTCCTATGGACTCTCCAGTTGGTTTCCTTCCTTACTTAGATTATGTTTACCAAGGTGGTAACGTAACTGGTGAGTTTGAACCATATTTGATCAAAACTGCAACTCTTGATACAACTCCAGATAACACTGGTGACAGAGAGTTTGCTTATGTTGGTGTATCTCGTCTAGATGCAAAATACATCTACAAAGTTATTTCTGGTACAGACGCTTCTACTTCAGTTGCTGCTCAAGCGGTTGCTGCAGGTATTGCTGTTTCAGAAGCTGAAGTAGAATTAGTATCTGCTTTAGAAAATCATATCTCTGGTTTCACTTCAACTGCAGCTCCTGCAGGTACAGCTGAAGCTTCTGCTTGGTATGGTCCTTTCTTAGATGGTCAAGAGTACACTCAATCTATGAATAGAGGTGCTGGTGAAACTTCTAAATTCCGTCAAATGGGTCTTAAAATGTTCACTAAGTTTGTTGAGGCTAAAACTTCTCAAGTTTCTATCTCTGCAACAGTTGAGCAAATCCAAGATCTTAACAGAGTTTGGAATTTCGACGCAATCTCTATGTTAGAGAATGTTGCTGTTAACGAGCTTGCTCAAACAATCAACAAAGAAATCGTTTCTAAAGTTAAGAATTTAGCAACAACTCACGCTGCTGCAGCTGCAACAGCTGAAGGTTATTCTGCTACATTAGACTTATCTGCTGCTACTTATACTGGTGGTTTCGAAAACGTAACAACTGCTCAAAGAAGACTTGCTAGCAAGATGTTAGAATCTGCTAACTTGATCTACCACAGAGCACGTTTTGGTGCTGGTACTTTCGCAGTAGTTGGTGCTAAAGTTGCATCTGCTATGGCTGATGCTGCTGGTTACTCAATTGCTCCTTTCAACAACGATTTAGGTTCTGCTGCTGGTACATTGTACCCTGCTGGTAAAGTTTACGGTCTTAACGTATACGTTGATCCTAACTTGAAGTTTGACGATGCGACTGTATTAATTGGTCGTAAAGGTGCTGACGAAGAGCCAGGTCTTAAATTCATGCCTTACATCATGGCAGAATCTCTTCAAACTATTTCTGAGGGTACTTTCTCTCCGAAAATCGGTATGAAGTCAAGATATGCTTTGGTTGAAGCTGGATGGCACCCTGGAACTCAGTATGTTCAATTCTCATTGGCATCTGGTTCTCTTGCTAAATTAGCATAATCTTAACCCAGGTTATATTAAAGTAAAGCCCTCTTCGGAGGGCTTTCTTATTTTAAGAGGTCAGATAAATAACTAAAATAATTGTCTAATTAGGTAATTATAAAAAGAAATTAATCTGAGACCTCTGACGGCCTTAATATTATTTTAATATGAATACTCATATTGAAAGATTGGAGAGACCAGGAGTGCCCAGAGAAGATCGAGTAATTAAAAAAAGAAAACAATAAAATGGCAAACCCAGTATTGTCTTACACAGAGTTCCTAACTGAAAAAGTTAACCAAAACTTGGCAGTATTACCTGCAACAGGTTCTAAATTAGGAAAAAGCGTAGATCCTAAAATGGCTAAATTAGATATGCCTAAGGGTTCTAGCGTTAAAAAGTCAGTTGACGCTAAAATGACTGATCTTAAAGCTGCTAAAGGTTCTAAAATCTCTAAGTCAGTTAATTCTAACTTAGCTGAAACAAACCCTAAAGGAAAGGCTATCACTAAGTCAGTAGATCCTAGTTTCGGTAATTTAGTTATCAAAGGAAAAGCTATCACTAAGTCAGTTGACCCTAAGATGGCTAACAAACAAAAATAATTAAAAACTCGATGAGGATTACATTAAGCGTACCTCGCAGCATAGTCCAGTATATGGACAAAGCCGGAATTCCAATGCAAGACCGTGCAGATCTTTATGAAAGATTTGTAACGTATGCAACTGGTTTAATGACTGGTGATGAAGTTGATCGTTTTGATTCGTATGTTTCAGACCATGAGTCTGATACTCCAACTGAATCAATGACATTCGAGTCTTTTATTGCAATCAATGAAAAATCCAGAAATTCTCTTAAAGAATTAGTTGGAAAAGATGATGAAGAAGAATTAGATCTTGATGATGCTCGTCGTATTGGAAAGAAAGTTTCTAGAATGACTGGCGATGATCGTAAGAAATTTGTTGGAATTATCAATTTCATGGGCGCAAGCTGCAGAATATACAATGAAATCTGGGCAAACTACAAGCCAGTTGATCCAGAAAGAAAAGATTCTAATAAAGGTAAGGCCTTTAGAGGAGAAAAACCACAAGCATAATTAAATGAGCGTAATTTGCGAAATTTTCCAAAGTCATGAACTTAAGTGGCAAATCAAAGACTGTGAGCCAAAATGGAATCAGAATGATCAAAAGACCGTTCTGCATAGCATGACTTTATATCCAGATTTGGATTATGTTAAAGCTGAAGGTACTTCAACCTATGTTAAGTATACAAGTGCAGAAAAGATTCGTGAATTACTATTAGAAATTCATAAACATGTTTGCGAAAAAGTTAATGCTAAAAAGGCAGAAACTTCTACCAAAAATGAAGCATTGGAGCTTCCGGCAGGTGGATCAAACTTACCGGCTGTTCAAGGAAGTCGTGAACTTGCAACTACACAAAAACCAGGTTTGCCAGTTCCATATAATGCTGCACAGTACGCAAAACAAGAGGATCCTGGTCAAAGGTTATTGACTGGACCTGAACCCCAAAAACTATTAGGCGAACCAGAAGAAAAGAAACTTCTACCTCCAGGAATGGCAACGTTTTTTTATTGTTTAACAATGGAAGATGAAAAAAAGGTTGTACACTCAGTTGAAGTTGAAATAGGAAAAGAAGCTGAACAGGTACAGTCTCTAGTTGGAACTGATCTTGAAGATAAAGGAAAGGTTAAACTTGTAGCCGGACCGTTTAAAACACTGGAAGAAGTTGAAAAAGAGTGCACTATCGAAGAATCATCTGAAGAAGACTGCTGTAATTATTACGTTACAATTAAAACGTCTAAACTTCGAATGATTGAAGAGGGTAAAGGAACTAAGACATTTAGCTTTAGATACTTAATGTCAAATAACATGCTTAAAGATTTAGGAGATGATAAAATATCAAATTCTGATAAGTTTACTATTACAATTACACCTGCATCAAATGGATTAACTAAGATTTTTGGTGCAAGTTACGATATGAAGCTTGAAGATTTTAATAGCGATAATCCATCTTATCCTGGAAATCTAATTGTTGCAGTCGTTCCTACCTTGGAATTGACGCTTATTGGAAATGAAACTATGCCTGAAAAGGAGGAGCCTAAGGCATATAGTGAAATTAGTGCAAAACAACTTAAGGCTCAAATTAATGCATTTGAATTTGATGAAAGAAATGCAGCTCTAACTCCAGAAGAAAAGGAAAAACGCTTTAAGGAACTCATTTCTAAATGGGAGGAAACAGAGCGTAGAGATATATCATAATCTAGCGAATAAATAAACAAAAAAGTCCAACATAAATGGCAGGGTTACCACATTTTAAAAATTCAAAAGTAGGCCAGCAATTATTTGAACCGTTATACCTTAACCAGTTTACGGTAATTATTACGCCGCCTTCTAGTATCAATAATACAGCTATTAATGAGTTATTAGTTGAACACGTAAAAAAGATTACTGGACTTCCAGAACAAGCTGGTACTGGTGGAACAGTCGACCAAAGCTACAGATTCTCTAAGAGATATTTTGCAGGTGCAAAACCTAAAGAAACTGGTGCTAAGTTTACAATTGATTTTGAAGTCAACTTAAACAATGCTAATGAGATGTATGTTTACAACTTATTTAGAGCTTGGGCAAACCTAGTATACGATCCATTGACTGGTAGACAAGGTCTTAAGAAAGACTATGCACCAAACGGAGCCGGAGTTTATGTTGGAGTACACAACCGTGCAGGTGACGTTTATAGAGAATTTAATTTCTCTCCAGTATTTGTTTATGGAGATACTAATTTGGTTGAAGATATGAAATTGGATTATACTTCAGATTCAATTTATAATGCGACTTTTAGCTTTATTGCTGATAGTTATACTGAAGTAAGAAACGGACAATTCTAAAAATTTAAAAACCACTTTAAAATGGATATTTTTAACCTAAAAAGTAACGATGTTAAAGACTTTAAGAGATTCATGGACATGAAAGCTCCATCATTTGGTGGACCTAGTGAAACTGAGTCATTTGATAAATCTAAAAGAAAGTCTTTACAAAATTGGACAAATGTTGCACAAAGAGATGCTAACTTTGAAAATGGCGGAAAAAACCACAATTATGATGGTTATTGGAAAGCATTTAATAGCGATGTACCTAGTCGTACTGCTAAAATTAAAACAGAAGAACCTTTAACTGCAATTCCTACAATGGGAGTTAAGATTGTAAAAGAAAGTCATGTTCCTCAATTTGAAAACTATATGTTCGAAGAAGAAGCTGATGAAATTAAAGACGCAGATCTAGAAGAAACTCCAGAAATCGACGAAGAAGCTCTTGAAATGTTTATGGAAG